ACAAATACAAGCGGTTCACTATCGTCTACCATCATCATGATCACGATTTGTTTAGGTAGCATACCTGTTCGTTCAAACATCATATATGAATATGCAGAAGCTTGTGTAAAATATCCACCGATATCCTCGCGTTTCTTTTCGCGCTTACTTGTCTTAAAGTCTATGATTGAAAGAACACCATCCCAGTCTGCAACACAGTCAACTCTTCCTGCTACTCGCAGATTATCAGAATATAACGGCACTTCAAGACCGTATATTTTAGTAACATGTTTATCTAAAATTGGTCTAATCTGCCCGAATGTAGCAATATTACTAGGCATATGACCTTTGGTATATTGTGGGTTGTTTTTTAGATATTCTTCCGCGAGTTCGTGTACTGCGGTACCTCTTCGCGAAGCCTGTGCGGATACCTTTCGAACTTCTTCCTCTCCTACTCGTGCCTTCCAAGCATCAAGCCAAGACTGGTCAGAAGTCTTACCGATGACTGTAGTAACAGAAGGGTATTTGAGTCCTTCCGGAGTCGTGTAGAGTCGGCCTATGCCTTCTACAATCTCGGCACTTAGTTCAGGTAGATTTAAATCTTTGTGCTCAAATGTCTTCTTTAATGTCTTCAATTTTTAATACTCCAAAGTTCATAATAAAGTCAGGTAGTGTTAGTTTACTTATATAATATACGCCACAAACATATGACAATGAGATATGAGATATGAGGCAAATAATTAGTACGTGTATCTAATAACCCTTTTCTTCAAACTCAGCACGTATCTTCTTCAATTCGCGTGATACGACTAGGAATAAATTCCTTAAATGTTTTCATTTTACCCTCCGGCAGATACTTTTGACGATCCAGATATTATGGCACCTAGATCTGCAGAATCCCCAACGCGTGCTATAGGTATCCCACCGACAAACACTTTTGTTGATCCGGCATTTATTACAGCGGCATGAGGTACACAAGAGGAACCGGAAAGTATTGTGTGAGGTGCTATTGCATCACCTTGTATAGCCACTGGTTTCCCTCCTATAGTAACTTTAGTCTGTATGGCACCTTGTATCAGCGCGGTAGCATCACAAAGGTGTCCCGTGGAAATTGTATCCACTGTACATACGGCAACTGCTGGCATATATTCCCCTTAGGTTTTTGAGCACCGAGATGCTCAACAACACTTTTATTTTATTATGCTAATTCAAGTTTTTATAAATAAAGTTGGTAATCGCGAGTTCACAGCTCCATTACCTCTAGTCGTAGCAGATAGTTTTGACCAGCAATATTTATTATATTTATATACATTTGTATATCGGTATCTGATATTGTTACAAAACTTTCTTACATAAAAAGAAAGTAAAGTACATGGACATTAATCACGCTGATGTTTCGGGGATTAATAACCCAATGTATGGGAGAAAAATGTCGGATGAAACTAAAGAAAAAATTAGAATTACTAAGAAGTTAAATAGAGAAAAGAAATTGGCAGGAATTAAATTCCTGCCAATATTTTATTTAAATTAGGCCATTTCTAACTCAGATGCGATAATAAATTCCTTTACAATGCCAGATCTAACAATATCATCTGTGGTAAAGGTAATAATATCAAAGCTATTCATTTTATCTAGGATAGATTTAAACTTAACAAGACCGGAAATATCTGATCTGTTTTTGCTATTTGTTAAATCATCTTGTTTGGTATCACCACAAACTATAATCTTTGAGCCTTCGCCTAGTCGAGTAATAATACTTGACAGTTCTTGATAATTCATATTTTGTGCTTCGTCAACTATAATAATTGAATTGTCAAATGTAAGGCCTCGGACAAATGATGATGTCATAAACTTAACTTGACCCTTTTGTTTAAGTATTTGATAAGCGTCTCCTCTATCAAACAAATCGTTGGTTATATCAATATAAGGTGTTTCGTAATACGCCTCTTTTTCTTTTAGTGAGCCTGGCATGAAACCTTGTTCTCTAGTCTGTACCGCGGAGCGAACAATGATTACTTGCTTATAATCATTATTTTGCAATACTTCTTCGAGCGCAAGATACATTGCTACGAATGTTTTTCCTGAACCTGCTGAACCTAGAGCCGCAATCATTTTGCCAGAATAGTAACTGTCAAACATATTTTGCTGGTTTTTTGTCTTAGGTTGGACACGTTTCATTGAAAACTTTGTGTTGATAATATGGTCCGTTTCTCTTTCGATTTGTGTTTTTGTTTTACGAGAAAGACGTTTACGCATGTAACCTCCTGGGTTATAGTTTATACATTTATAGTATTTTTTCTGTGTGCGTTGCGAACTTCACGAAGTGCATCCTTGAAGCCCTCATCGGTTTTTCTTACACCGACGTTTACCGGGTCCACAGTCCCCGGGAATCTAGTAAAAATTTGCTTGATGTGTAGGTTATCATTGAGATAAGCTTCTAGTTCTGAGTATTTGAAGCTTATCTCAAACTCTTCGTTAGTGTTAGTGTTTCTCATCGAATATGTTGGCATCTGTTCTCCAAATAAAAAATAGGGTGATCTGTGTAGATCACCCTTTCATGGCATGATATAATATTTGACCTACAAACCTATTTATATGATCCCGGTTATAGTTTCGTAAATTTCTTTCCAGTTATATACTCTTTTTACATCGGGATGGTCAAAATCTTTATTATAGCGCCCATCCATTAGTATACAGTCCAGCCCAAGTTCAACGCCTACTAAACTATTCTTTGGCAAATCTTCGATCCAGTAGCAACCAGAGTCCCTATATAGCTCCAGATGTTTTTTCTTGTTGGCTGATTCGTCACACAATACCAGTTTCTCAAATGCAGTCTTGCCAAACAAATTTTGGATGTTTTTCATCCGTGCTCGATACAATTGTTCTGTATCGGGAATTGCTGTTATGCAATGAAATACATAGCCATGTTCTTCATGTAGTTTTCGGATGTACTTGATTGCATCTCTTACTGGCGGCAGTTTTGCTATGGCACCACTTTTAGTGAACGATTCAAACAGCGTATTGCAAGCGTCTCTTGAGATGCCATACATATGGTGAAAACTGTACAATTCAGTATCTTTTGGTGAATACCCACCCTCTGACATCCACATGTGAAACGTGTGCTCGAGATTAAGAAAACAACCATCTGCATCTGTCAAAATTACATTATCAAAAAGTTGCATTTATTCATCACCTGTTTCATCAAATTTGGAGTTCTTTTCACTTACCTTTTTCCGGCGCTGGTCTCTGCGATCTTTTAGGCGGTTGTCTTTTTTACGGAAATCATCATCTCCTGCATCCCATTCGTCGTCCCATTCATCACGAAATTTTTTGAATGTTTTAGGCATTTAGTTATTAGTCTCCATTGCTAGATAATCTTGTGGGAAGGTTTCTTTTACAACTTCCAGTGAAAGGCCTTTAAGTGGTTTTTGTTGAATCATTTTGCAAAGAAGTTCTGCATCTTGATCATCAATGTCTTCCAACAGTGATATAAATTGATATTCTCTTTTTGCTTGATTCATATCATCATAACCGCCACCCTTTATGAAGATTCGAAGCCGTCTAGTCTCGGAATATAACATACCTTCGACATCCTTATATCCATTCTTTTTCCATGGCGGAGGAATGTCCGGCAAAAGAAATTTAATCTGTGCTGTATTGTATGTAAACTTTAGAATTGTACGAAGTGGGACTGATTCATTCTTTTTGAGAAATTCAATCTTATCTTCCTTTTTCTTTAGTTTACAAGCTTCATCAATAATTTCAGAAATTGCTTTGGGTGTCATAATCAGAAGTCCTGTATGTTAGTAAGGTTTGATATATTATAAATATTAGTGCAGTTCGCGGCTAATTTCAAATTTAGCCCAACTATTCTAGAAACAATATAGGGTTTCCAACATGAATTTTGCATCAGATAAAATAGCATCTATTAGACCCACGAGGCTTTATATAAAGAAATGTTCTCATTGCGATCTGAAATATTTTGGTAAGACCATCACAGAGGATATAGAAAAATACCCGGGATCTGGCAAAAGATGGATAAATCACATTAAAAAACACAATGCTAAATCTATACATATTTGGAATAGCGATTGGTATTATGATGCCAGTATAACTGATGTAGCAAGAAAATTTTGTAAAGATAATCATATAGTAGAATCCTCACTATGGGCCAATCTGATCGAAGAAAACGGCATCGATGGGGCAAACAGAGAAAAACGAAGTAGTGAGTCAATAGCCAAACAAACTAAAACAGTAAATGATCCCATTTGGAAAGAAACTGTGGGAAAGGAGTCACACCGAAAAAGATTAATTACTATAGGTAAACCAGAATGGAAAGAAACCGTGGGTAAAAAAGGATATGATAGCGCTTCTAAGAAAACCAGAGGTAAAGCACGACCATGGATTTCTGATTTACAAAAAGAAAGGCACGAGAAAATCAGAACAGGTAAAATTCTGAATCCCAATTCAAAACGATGGGAAGTTACTGATCCAGAAGGTAATGTTTTCATAGTTGATAATTTGCCTTTATTTTGCAATGAACATAAAATTTCACAGGGAAGTTTAAGTAGCCCATGGGGAACAAAAGGATATTCTGCTGTTTGTCTAGGATATGTTAGAGATTTTTTAGAAGTCACCGATATCTGTAATTAAGTTTTTAAGTCGTTTTTCCACGAAAAAGTTAAATAGTTTTGATCTACCGAAATCCTTTTCCTTTTCGAAATCCTCTAGGATCATATCTTGATATTTCTGTGGAGTTTCCTTTAAATCAATCATTAGCTTATTCCGGAAATATCTAGTCTTAGTAAGTTCATCCATAGTATCAGGGCCATCAAGAAGAGCAGCAAGTCGCTTAGCAGTCATTGTTTTTTGGCGCTCGCCAATAACAATTGCATTATCTGCTGATAAAATATTAGGCACCCCATCTCCTTTATCACCTTTGATGATATGTTCTAATAGATATTTATCAGGATTAGGATCTCTGACCCATTTCTTCAAGACTGGGTTATATTGATCTACATTTGCATATGTCTGCAATTGAATATAATCCTTATCTCCCGATAGCACAAGTACTTTTTCAGAACCCATATTCAGCTCAGTACCTAATTTATGAGCAAGCACACCGATGATGTCATCTGCTTCAAGCCGATCAAAATGGAGTACCTTATACGGAAAGTATTCAATAAGTTCTGCCCGTAGCAAGTTGATAATCCGGAACAACTCACCCCAGTCAAGTTCCGATTCGTCGCGGCCTTTTTTGCGCCCTGCCTTGTAGTAAGGGAATGCTTCACGGCGCCACGAATTTTTACCGTCGGCGCAAACAATCATTTCGCCGTATTCTTCGGTAAACTTTTTACGGTTCGAGCGAAGTGAGTTTAAGAACATGTGACGTATCACATTTTCGTCAATCTCTGCATTTGTGTGGTTTCCTATATTTGCAAACAGTGTTGCTAGGATAACCTGGTTATAGTCCATTAAAATTGGCACTCAGTTATTCCTCATTATCATTTTCGTTGGTTTCATTATAATCCGACTCATCTGTAATGTCAACATCTCCAAACAGAGTTTCCGCAATCTCTTGCATAGGATGATCGACTCCCTGGGACATAAGATACATCGCCGATACTACCTCAGCAAACATGAAGTTCAATGGGTGATATTCTTCATCAGTGAAGATACAATCATCAGTTTCATCATGCATCATATGATGTAGTTCTTCTACCGCGACATTTGCAAAGTCTATTGCGATGTCGTAGAGTTTTTCATTATCTTCTTGCTCTATATGCTCTACTTTGGCAGGGAATTTTACTATATTATCTGTCACTTGTAAGTCCTTTTAGTAGGGTATCCCATAAATTTTTATAATGCTCGATTGTATTTTCTGCAAGCTCGAAGCCAGTGTTTTTCGAAATCACGTCAAATAGATTGGCTGCCTCGGTGTGATTCTCTAGGATGAGTTTAGTCATTGCATAACATCTATTTGCGTGTTGTTGCATATCTTCCGTGTAATTATACATCGCAGTAAGCCCAGAAGCGGTCTCTGGCAATGCACCGTAGTTTGGATGGATGCATAGACAACCAGATTTTATTGCCTCGATCATTGCAATACAGGATGTTTCCTGCCATATTGAGGGATAGATAAAAATATGAGATTGTTTAAGTGCCGTTAACACTTCAGAATTTGGTTTTGCACCATGATACGTCATATGCGAATGGTTGTCAATCTTATCAAAGAGATGCTTATATGGCTTATCTCTTTGTTCCCATCCGTAGATACTAAATGACGAGTAAACATCTAGATGAATGTTATCAAATTCTTTAGATAGTGCATCTATAATTGGATACACTAGCTGAAGTCCTCTGTGAGGTGTAGTGTGATAGATAAATCTAACTTTTTCTTGTTGTTTTTTCGGGTATGAGTATTCTAGCTCGACGGCATTAGGTATTACCGAACATAGTGAATATGGCATACCGAATTTGGAAATATATTGATCTCGTTGCCATGCAGAAACAAACACAAAGTGTTTGAATTGTTCCCAACCTTTATTTTCAAGTATACTATTTTCATTATCTGTAGCTAAATCATGACAGTAAAGAATATTGGGCACATCTTGGTATAGCTGCCTCGGCCTTGAGAAATGTATTGCCACTTTACCAAGCAATTGGTTATCGGCGTGTTTAAGCAGTCGGTTGCGCATTTGCTCAGTACCGCCTCTTGAGTTCTGTGACAGAGCTGTTTCTATCACAGAACCTTTGTAAATGCAACTCAATAGTTTATACCTTATCTTCTCTAACAGATATGAAAGAAGACCAGCGGAATGACCGCCAGCCTGCAGCGTCAACATCATATACTGCTTGAACATCTGGATTTTCGGCTTTGGTCCGCCCAGACTTTTCTTCTGAGAGAGTATCTGGGATTTTATCTGCCCTAAGTGTGCAGTTCATGACTCGCCTAGAACCATCAACTTTAGTAAAAGTAATTTCACAGATCTCGTTTTGTAGTTTTTCCTTGAGTTCTTTTTTTAGTACCTCAAGATCAAATACAATATCATTCATAATGTAATGCCTTTTATTTTGTGATGATTGACTTTTTGCGAAGATCGCGATAGGACCCGCGCATAATATCGTTATAACGAACTCGGATGAACAGCTTGTCTGTTTCGGTTTTATTTGGGTTGCTAATAGTTACCCATGGGTTATGACCCTTCATCCATGCCCGCTGTTTGTCAAGCATCTTATCTGCTTCGCTTTTCATAGCACGCATCCCTCGAAGGGTTGACTTAGATACATTGCTGTGCTTTCCCTGCGATGTATATTTTGTTCCGCTGCTTTTGTTAGCCATGATATAGTTCTCCTAGTTTATATTGGGGATTTGATTAATTCAAGTTCTGTTAAAATTTTAAAATTTATATTAGTAAGATCACCCGATGGGTTTGATCGGATTTCTGCAATGAGTCTGTCGAAATACAACAATTCTTTATCACCGTTACTTGCTATACTGAGTGATTCGAATATAGTTTCTAACTCATATGGGTTTTCGCAAAATACTCTAGCTGCTTTTGCCCTTTTCTTGATTGATTTTTCTGGCATTGAATTCCTTTTCGTGAATTTGCTCTAGAATAGTATGAAATGATTCTACTCTTCCGTTATTATGTACACGATAGGTTTTAATTGGAAATTTATCTGGCAAAATATGTGGTGCAATTATTGGAGTTTCAGCCTCAAGAACAAATTCTTGAACCAAGGTCCCATTGATATATCTTCGCGAATCAGATGAAAAATCACAACCTTGTCGTGTGAGCTGAACTATTATCATAGCTGCAGCTCCAACTTTATTTATAATAGGAATGATTTCATCATTAAAGCCGCAATCGCTGAAGCAATAGTCAACACCAATTTCTATTTCGTCAGCCGCTTTTCTGCCGAAGTAATCCAAACCATAGACAGGTTTGATATGAGTTTCTGATGTGTATATAAGAGCCTGTCGGCGGGAAATACCTCCAAGCTCTTCTACCTTGTTTTCCTTTGTATTTTCATAATTGCCCATAAACCAATCAATTGGCACATCAAAAAGTTTACAAGTTTCAATGAAAAGCTGTTTTTTAAACGAAATATGGGTAAACCCCTTTTTCTCTTTGAAAAATGTGCAGGCCTCGTCTTTGCCAGAGCTGGGAGGTCCATTAAATAAAAATATCAAATTGCAGCCTCATCATCATGTAGTTCTTGGAACGCGCTATTCCACTCATCTTTTGTAATTCCGCTAAGAATAAATTCGCGGTCTCTTTCATTGAGATACGGCATCATATCTTGGATATTACCATGACCCGCTTGCCAAGCAGCATAATCATCTGGGTTTACGGGAATGTTTAATTCGCGCACGATTCCCGAAATGACGCTTTTTCGTTTAATTTGCATATGCTCACCTCAATTAAGTTATAGTTTCTAAAAATAATATAAATCATAAACCCTGTAATGTCAACTATTTAGTTGATTAGTAAAGCCTAGTTTCGTTATGTAGTATGCATCAACGATATCGGAAATTGGATTCCAGTGTTTACCTTCTTCTTGCCCAAGAATGTTGAAAAGATTGTATTGTGTTTCTTCTTTGAATGCTTCCCACATTTTTTCTTTATTCGCATTGCCTTTTTCAGTAGCAAACTTTTTAATCATGCTTGGGGGATATACACCATAGGATAGACCTTCTTTCCATAACTGGTATTTAAGTGCTCCAGTATTTTCCGCAATTTGAAAAACCCGGCCAGTTGCCCCAAATGCGTAGCCTTCAATGAATACTTTATCTACTGAGTAGTCATGGATAATACCGTGGGCCCATCTAGACAAATTGTCATATCGTTCTGGATCAACCTTCCACTCAGGGTACAAAGAACCTTTGAGCTGGTCGGTGACAACAATATGCTTATCCTTCTTTGCCAAATAGAAGAATGTGCAGTTTTTAAAGTCCCAGACTGTTCCTTTATGGATGCAAATCGAGGGCGAAGTCATTGAGTAGTCCACACCAGCAATAATCAAAATAGTACCCCTTTTGGTACTATTTATTTAATTTCTCCGCATCTGTGACGAATCAATTGCCGCTTGCCTATTATCCTTGCGGACTGGCTCATAACCGGATTTGTGATTAAGAGTAATACCTAAAAGTTCAGAACCATCATAAACAAGTCTATCCTTAGGCTTCATTGCGCCAGGTACAATATCGGAGGTTGGGATAGGATTTTCTACCTTATAGTTTGGTATTTCGTTAACGATTTTACCAGAATATTTACCAGTGTAGCCTACTCGTTTCAGTAATAGTTCCATTTGCTGCTCTGCTTCGAGTAGAGATTTTCTTTTTGTCTTTTTCATTGCATAGCCTAGTTTTTGTTAAGATAGAAATCCGAGAGTGCCCCAGTATAAATGCTCATATAGACTGATATTTTTTTCATGTCAGGTAGCACTTCTTCAAGGTAGTCTACCATGTCAAATACACTATTCTTATCTACCATATTCATATCAAAGTCAAGCGCCATTGCTTCTGACATTAGGCACTTTTCTGATATCATGATACTTATAATATGTCGATCATATTTACTGATATCCGCATTTGCTGTACGCGGATTAGGTACTACTAGGTCAAGTATGCTCTGAGGATCAAAATTGTTGGTCACCGAAACCTCCGATAGTATCCTGAATCTCTGTAGCAAGAGCTTCGTACCCACCTAGGTGTCGATTGTCCCACCAGATTTGAGGTACTGTTTTAGTAGCTGGGAATCGTTCGAAAAGTTTAGTTCGTAGATCTGGGTTAGCGCCAATATCAAGATATTCATATTTTAGTGAGTATTGTTCAGCAAGGTTCTTTGCCTTTACACACCACGGGCAGTTTTCTTTACCGTAAATAGTAATCATATAGAAACTCCTTTATTTTTTCTGGTGTGCCAATAAACCCACGAGTTCAAGCAGTGATCTGAATCATTGAATACATATCTAGCGATAAAATTAATTAGCCAAACCAAATTTAGCTTTCCTTCTTTCTTCCAACCGTAATTTCTAGCACTAAATGTTTGGTTGCTTTCTCCGCCGAGTAAAACATTAAAAAGAACCGAAATGGATATACCGATTCTCTTGATATATCCGGTGAACTTTTCCATAAACCTTCTCCATTGGTTTACGGTTATTTATTCTTTATAGCATACCCTGAACCATTTTCATGTCAACAAGGGCACCAAACTTTGCCTTCACTGCTTTCATAACAGCACCCTTGTTAGAGATGTCAAGACCTTGCTCTGCCTCTAGCATAAAGATGTGAGCACGAACTTCGTCAGCAGACGCCATTTGAGGCAACAGGTGTTCAAGAATATCAGCTTCTTGCAAATTAGAATGCTTGTCTTCTTTCAATTTCTGCACTGCTTTTTTTAGATATTGAATTGCTTCATCTTCGGTTGTCTGACGGTTCTTTGCCTTACCAATATTCGCAAGTTCACTCAAATGAAACTGCATTGTAGGTCCTAGGCTATGCCTATCTTTACGTAGTTGAAGTGTTGTTGCTTTTAGTTTTTCAACAGTGTTCATTTTTATACCATTTCTATATTAGTATCGTATTTAGATAGATACACTCAGCCCTTTGCGGCGAATTGAGTTATTGATCATTTGCATCAAGCGCTGTTCGGTATAACCTTCAAAATCATCGCAGATATGATAGAACGCATCCCACTTATCATTTTGGCTCATATCAGGTTTGTTGTCAATGAACCATTCAATGCGTTTGTTCAAAGACAACAAACGAACTTTTTCTTCATAGTCATAGTCCTCTAGGATAGAACGCTTTTTCTGGTATTCAAGTGCTTCAATCATGCTGGTTCTCCTTTGTTCCAAAATGGATGTTCCAAAATATATTCTGATGACAAGATGAATGTTTCGACATCTGCCTCAGTTCTTTTTTCTTCGGAATTACGAGACATTAGATAGAATACAATACTTCTGTCAGTGTCAGCTGGTTTCCTAATACCATAGACAAGCTTATCTCTAAAAGAGGGCCTGATATGGTGCAGAAACTCAGTAGACTTTACTAAATCAAGGATAGATACATCAACAAATTCTACCATATCACATCTCCATCCATTTTTCTAGTGCTTCATAACGTGCAGTATTGCCCGCACCTTTGCGAATATGTTCGAGTACAAGAGGGCGCAGTTCTTTGCCGTCAAGCACACGAAAGATAAAGCTAGCATCTTCTTTGTGGATCAAGTTTGGAACAAAGTTTAGTGCAACTTCCTTTTTATCGCCGCCATGCAGAACGCGGCCAAGCATTACAAGACCTTCAATGCGACCAAGAACAGTTTCAAGCCCCTCATCAAAGCGGCGCTCGTAAGCCTTTACAGTTTCATAGTCAGCTGCATCAAGAATTGGAAGCACATCGTCAAGTTCTTCGTTGATGATGATTTCAAGGATGTTTCGCTCAGTACGAATTTTATCTTTTACTTTGTGAATGCGCACATACTGATCTGCTTTTACCTTTACTTTATGTCCACCAAAATCCACGATGAAACCTTCAACTCCGATCAACGGGCGTGTAAATTCGAGAAGCGCATCAGCAGAAGTAAAACGCGCATGGGACTGTACTACAGGGATATCATATTCAGAAATTTTAGAAAGGATATTCATATTTAGTTCCTATTAGTTATATTATGATACTATGCTGATTCGGGGCATTTGTCAATCGTTATGTATCACGTGATTCCACTTTAAATCCACGGGACACCGCATCAGCAAGCAGTACATTTTTGGCAGAAGCTTCTGCATATGTATATTCAAGTGTGGATGGAATTGCCCGACAATGAGTTGCAATCTCCCGTGGCAATTCTTCTCTAGTACATGAGAAACCCCTCCCAATGAATCTTGCATAGAAGGTAAAAGAAGGATCGTCTTTTCTTCTGTAGAAAGCCATGTAGGCCATATTACATCTCCAAATACTCGCCAGTAACCATATGACGAACTGCGAGCAGTACCATGTTTTCTTCAGCGTAGTCTAGAACTACCTTGTTATGCGGGCCGACATATTCAAACAATGGGGTGTAATCATCAGCAATACATTCACGAGCAAAGTCATTGTACTTTGGGTTACGAGCAGCAAAATCATCCATGTAAGCAGCAATTTCGGTGAAACCCATTTTGGTGCACCACCGGATTTTGTCTTTAACCAACACAGGGTGCGACATTGAACCATCAAGCTTTGTAAAAACTGTATGATCAGCAGAAAAATCGAGGTTGTTAGGCAGCGTCTCTTCACGTTCACCTATATTGAAGAATTTGTGAAAAGGACGAGCAATGATATGGACATCCAGCCCAAACTTGATGCCACGACATTCGCGCCTGATTGCACCACCGAGATCATCTGGCCCGGTCATATCAAAAGTAGTTGCCATAGAAACAACATAGTTAATAACGGTTCCAAACTCACGCTCAGCAACAATGAATTCAGATCGGCCTTCAATATGCGGAAGCACGTCGTCGATGGTACGAATTTGTGGGAATTTATAGTTCATTATTGTTTCCTTTACGTCTTTATATGACCAATGTATACCGATTTTGGAAAAATGTCAACCCATCAACTAGATGCCCAACCATTCCCTTGCAGCTGGTATCTTTTGTTGCCACAAATCACTGGGTAGTCGAAGCCCCCGCGGATCTTTGACCAATCCCATTGTTTCGGCAGCCATCAATCGCGCCAATGGTTCTACCATGTTTTCTAGTTCTGATTTTTCCATATACGATATCCTTTTTGAATACTATCAACTACGTTTGGGTATTCATCAAAATTGACTTTTGGTATCTTTCCGAGCACGATACTCGACAATTTGGGCAATTACATAGTCACGATCTCCGTCAATACTCGCATAAGAGTATGCACTCTGCAACCACCCAAGCGCAGACCCAACCGCAAGATTCGATGATGGTTTGGCACAGTATTTTACGAAGCGAAACAATATCCAAACCTACAAAATCATCCATTTTCATTTCCTTTTCTCTACTATTTCAATGTATACCGATTCGAGTTGCTTGTCAACAAAAAAATGGCGGAAGATTTCTCCCCGCCAGATATATCATTCGGTAGACAACTTCAATGTGTTTTGTTTGCCCCTTCCATAACTTTAGCTCTCGCCGCTGATACCGACCTCAATGCCTGTATAATAGCCCAACTTTCATCGTGCATGTAATGGCTTGGTTCCCCCCAATGAGCATCTGCTTGCTCAGGTGTGAAGTCTCTGCAACCTGCCACAACTGACCCATCCGACTGCAAAGTAAATGTATAACTATCGCTTCTACTAATTGATGTAGGGGTGCTAGTGTATTGCCCTCGTTTGACGCAAGCCTTGCCATAGACCTGAGCATTGTCAAAGACCTGAGCATTGCCAAAGACCCGAGCATCGCCATAGACCCAAGCATTGTCAAAGACCTGAGCATTGCCATAGACGCAAGCATCG